AAGTCCATTAATGGCTCAGAAACACCTTATGCTGTTCAAGCTCTTTATAGTCCTGTTGATAATGAAACTATCAACCAAGTTAGTTTTCCATTGTTGATAACTAACAGAAACGATGAAGTTTTCAATACAAGCAATCAACGAACGTTTAAAATGCTTATGGAATTGACATCTACAAACGAAAACGATTCTCCTGTGATTGATATGAGTGGTGCTAGTGTTATCACACCATTCTCACAAGTTACATACAATCAAACCACAGAAGCAGATGGTTCCAACAATTGGGCAAACTACAGAACACGAGTGAATCCTTTGGATAGTCCTTCTGATATGTTTAAGATATTTCTTGACATTAAGAGTGTTAATTCATCCAATGTTATTATATCTGCGAGAGTAGCTAACAGTGAAGAAGAGCTTCAAGATTCTGCATGGGTAGAAATTCCAAACACAACGGTTGACACACCATCTGATGGTAACAACTTTTATGAGTATCAATATGAGAAGACTGGGTTTTCAGAATTTTCATTCTATCAGATCATGATCCAATTGAAATCTGAAAGTGCGGTATTTTACCCAACATGCAAGCGTCTTCGCGTCATTGCATTGTCTGACTTTTCGTAAAGGGGATCAGACAATGCATAGGGTAGAAGGTAAAGAGAACTTGTATAAAGACCCAGATTCAGGGGCTATAATAAACAATGATAAAAATTCTTACGAATTGGCTAAGGCTAACAAAAGACGAATTCTTAAAGAAAGACACAAACAACAAAGTCTTGAAGAAAGAATCGAATACCTTGAATCAATCATCAAAAGGATGGCAGAAAAAGATGGGATTTGAAAAAGCATTTGATCATATCATTCTGGTTGAAGGTGGTTATTCCGATAACCCTTTTGACTCGGGTGGAAAAACCAAGTACGGAATTACTGAACAATTGGCTCGAAGGTATGGGTATGTTGGTCGCATGAAAGACATGCCTCTAAGCAAAGCTAAACAAATCTACAAAACACACTTTTGGGATAAGCTGATGCTTGATGATGTGTCTGTGATCTCATACGACATCGCTCACGAGATGTTTGACACTGGTGTAAACATGGGTAGGGCTAGAGCAGGAACCTTCTTACAGAGGTCTTTAAACGTACTAAACAACAAACAATCTATCACTCCTGATATTGGTGTTGATGGTTTAGTTGGTCGAAACACACTAAAAAGCCTAAAAGCCATTTATTCTAAGCGCAGTGATAAAGTTCTTTATAAAATGCTCAACTCTTTGCAGGGTGCTTTTTACATAGAGCTTGCAGAACGAAGAGAAAAAGACGAAACGTTTATGTATGGCTGGTTCAAAAATAGAGTGAGCTTCTAATGGCAATTCTTAACAGAAATGATTTCAAACAATATTGTTTAAGAAAACTGGGTTCGGGTGTAATAAAAATAAATGTGGCAGAAGAACAAATCCAAGATCGTATTGATGATGCGCTTGAACGATTTCAGGAAGAACATTATGATGGAACCGAAGAAACTTGGCTTGCGTATAAGATAACACAAGCAGATATTGATAATGGGTATCTAACCATTTCTGACGATATACTAACTGTTGTTGAAACTATGAATTTGGGAATGACTACCTCTGGTAATGATATGTTTTCTTATCAGTACCAATTTGCTATTCAGAATTTATCACCTTTTCAAACGCTTGATATGGTTAATTACTTCATGACAATGACCAACATCAATCAAGTTCATGATATGGTGAATGCAAGCCGTAGAATTGAACATACACGATTTATGAACAAGGTTCAATTGTATAATGGCTTCTCCGATTTACCTGTAGATAGTGTTATTGGTTTGAGAGTGTTTAGAATAATTGACCCAGAACTTCACAAAAGCATCTACACTGATATTTGGTTAAAGAAGTATGCTACTGCGCTAATCAAGATGCAATGGGGCAACAACATGAAAAAGCATGGTGATGTTCAGTTGTTGGGTGGTGTTACTGTAAATGGTCAACAGTTTTATGATGAGGCTATAGAAGAAATTGAAATACTTGATCAAGAGCTATTGACAAAATATTCTGAGCCAGTTGATTTTTTTACGGGATAGGTATTAATACGTATGTTAGACAATACAGAACAAACAACACTTGATATAAAAAAGAGAAAATTCAGAAGAAACGCGGCTATTACGTCTTTTGTTTTTCTTATATTCATATGCCTGTTTTATATGATCGGTAGTTTGTATATGAGCTTAGATCAAGCAAATATTTTAGAACAGTTTAATGCTATCATCATTACTCAGTGCGCTGTGTTTGCTTCTATTATACTTGGTCATCTTGGTTTTGATTATCTGGCAAAAATATAAAAACAAAAATCTAATAAAAATAAACTTATGGGCCTCTTTTGGCCCTTTTTTATATCTGTTATAAATAGAAGTATAAACACCACAAATGTGTGCTACTTATATGATTAATCAATACGTTAGTAATTACAACGAAACAAGCGAACAAGATTTACAAGATGATCTTGTTGTTGAGGCTATCCAGATGAAAGGGGTGGATATGAATTATCTTCCTCGAACACTGGTTGATTATGATTACTTGTTTGGTGAAGACCCTAGTTCTGCTTTTAATGGTTCTTATACCATAGAAATGTACCCTGCTAATGTTGATGGGTTTGGTGGTGGTGGCGACATGATCACCACAATTGGTTTTGAAATCAAAGATACAGCTACATTCCTTGTTAGCAAGTCTCGATTTGCAGAAGAACTTCAACCACAAAGCATTACAAAGCCTATGGTGGGTGATCTTTTATACCTACCCATCACTCGATCATTTCTTGAAATCAAGCATGTAGAGGATGAGAGTCCGTTTTATGAGCTTGGTAAACAATACATCTGGGAAGTTAAGACAGAAACGTTCGAATTCTCTTATGAGAGTTTTGAAACAGGTGATTCAACAATTGATGATCTGATTAACAAAGATCTTATGTATTATGATCCTGAAACAGAAACAGAAGAATACGGAAAGAATGATGAAATTCAAACAGAGAGTGATACGTTTGTTGATTTTAACGAAAATGACCCATTTGGGGTAAAATAATATGGCAGCTTTAGACCAACACTTTTATCATAATTCTATTAGAACATACACAGCCGCATTTGGTACGATATTTAACAACATCTATATTGTGAGAAGTGACGGAAAGAAAATTAAAATTCCTTTGTCTTATTCATCCAGACAAAAGTTTGATATTACACAAAAGTATGAAGAAACTAATGCCCACATCAAAGTAAAGTTTCCAAGAATCGGTTTTGTTCTTACTGGTTGGAGTCGTGACCCACAAAGAATCCAAAACAAACATGACTTGATGTATCAACAAATTGACAGAACACAAGTAAACACAGTTAACAAACAGCTTAACAGAGTTCCTTATATTTTCAACTACCAAGTAACTGTAGGGACAAAAAACCTCGACGATATGTTTCAGATAATGGAACAAATCGCGGCGTGGTTTAATCCGTCACTGAATATCAACATCACAGAGAACCCAGATTTGGGAATTGAAACTTCTCTGAATGTTATGATGACAGATTCTAATTTGGCAGATGATTATGAGGGACAAATGGAAGACGAAAAGACATTGATATCTACATTTAATTTTGATGTAGAGGGATTTCTTTACATGCCAACAAGCAACCAAGGTGTCATCCAAACCATCACCCTAAACTATTACGATTTAAACGATCCTGACACAATTTTAGAAAGGGATATCATACCATGAGCAAGCGAGATAAAATCAACAAAGACATTGAAACCTTTATTGGTATTGAGCATGATGTTGATTCTCATTTAGATGGTCTAGATGACGAATCAATGCCTCGTGAAAGATTTGATTTGGTTGAATATAGTCCTGTTACATCCAAAGTGCCTGTAGAAGAGCGTGAGAGTGATGTATACGATGATTACAACTACACTAGGACGGTTCTTAGGGGTTTGATAGAACGTGGTACAAGCGCGTTAGAAGGCTCTCTTATGCTTGCTAAGGAATCAGAGCATCCGAGAGCGTTTGAAGTCTCTAGCACACTGATGAAAAATATTTCAGAAATGAGCAAAGACCTCATGGAGCTACACAAACATCTGGAAAATGAGAAAGGTGCTGTATCTACTCCTAGCACAGTTCATAACACACAAAACAATTTCTACAACGAGAAACAACCAAAGGGTGTCGATGATCTTCTAGATGACCTAGATGACGATGACAAAAAATAATAATGCAAATACATCCATTTAATGTAAGAGAATTTGTAAAAGAAAATAAAACTCTTGTCAAGAAATATATCAGAAAGAATACTTATAGTGTTCAAGTTGATGATATATTTCTTGGCCCTGCTTACTATTATCAAAAAAATGAGCATATTCTTAATAAGAAAGAAAAGCCAGAATACTCATTGATGCAAAAACTTGAATACATTAAGTGTATGAAGAATTGTGCCTATTTTACTAGAAAATATATAAAAATAATATCAATTGATGATGGTGTGATTCCTTTTGATTTGTATGACTTTCAAGAAGAATTACTGGATAAGTATCAAAAAAACAGATTTATAATA